ATTGGCGAATCGTAATTTAACCCGAACCGCATTTTCTCACTCATACCGCCTCCGTCTTTGCACTCTGGCGCAAATTAGTTGATTTATTTCTTGCCATAAATTACATACGATTTCCCGCAATTGGCCTTCTAACTCGTTGTCTTCAATATGCTTGACCAACTGCTCTTTCGCCAGCTCGACGCCGAATTCGGTCGCATTTATTTTGGCAAGCTCTTTCTTCCCGCCTTCCCAGTAATTCTCTTCAATAAGCCAATCTATCATACTGCCGATTTCATCGATACCAAAATTCTTGTAAATCGGGAGCTGAACCTTGCGCTCTTTATTCCCGGTCAAGCGATTCTTTGTTATACTCAGCTCTGAGCGAGTGCCAAACGGACGTGGTTTGCCTTTGATAGTGAAAGTGATATTTTCCTTAATGCGAAGCCATAGTTGTAAAGTCGCATAGAACTTCAGGGCGTGACCGCCGGAGTATGTCTTTCCGCCGTGCATTGCCCCGATATCATCGCGCTCCTGCGAAACAATAATAAGTATCGAACCGCTCTTTTCGAGCCGGGAACAAATACGGCGCAAATTCGCAGAATTGATTTTCGCTTTGCCGTCGCCATAGCTTCCTTCAGTATCTTTGTTCTTATCCCTGAGTTTGGCGTTGGTGTCGGCTTTCTTCAACTCTGCTTCTGTCGTCAAACTATCCATTGAATCGACGACATAAATTATACCATAGTTGCCTTTCTCTGCATCGTCCAGCCTTGCTGTCAAGGAATCATACATCTGTTCTACTGTTTCGGAACAAGGCATTGAAAGCCCGTTCTCGTCTTTCCTGTCGGGCTCCGGAGATTCGATTCTTTTTTCGACATTCTTACCGAAATAAAAGCTCAAATCCATATTTGTTCCCCGTTCGGGATTATCGAGATAAATTCGGTAATTCTTAAATCTGGAGTGTGAACAGCTTTCTGCAAGTGTCGACATAATTAACCAAGTCTTGCCGGATTCGCTTTCGCCAATAAAGTGATACATCTTGCCTTTGAGCAAATATCCGCTCGGGGTATCGGTGCAAGCAAGATTGACAATAGTGGAGCCCGAAGAGAGTAAATGCTGTTTTTTCATCAGCGTCCTGTTCCGGGAAACGGTTTCTTTATCTTCACCTTCTGCCCCGCTTGCAATAGCTTCGTCAACTTCTTCTATTATTTTGCGCCTTGCCATAATTCCCTCTAGAAATAATTTTGGCGAAATTTGAAGTCTTCCGCCAAAACTGGTTATTGGTTATTTCTTCTTCGCTTTCTTCAGCTCTTCATAACGCTTGTCGCATTCTTCCCATTTATCGCACTTGTCGCAGTCTTTATGTTCGTCAGCTTCACCGAACTGGTGTCCGAACGGGCATTCTTCTCCGCTTGCTTTCGGTGCGGCTTTCTTTGGAGCTTCTTCGACCTTGCGTCTCGGAGCAGGTGCTTCTTCGTCTTCGGGCTCAACTGGAGCACGACCGCGACCACGAGGTGCTGGAGCAGGTGCTTCTTCGTCTTCGGGCTGAGCACTGCGGCGTCCACGAGCAGGAGCAACTGGTTCTTCGTCTGTTGATTCGGCTTCTACTCTGCTTCTTCGTCTCAGTGTTGGCGCAGGTGCTTCTTCGTCTGCATCCGGCTCAACTGCCCGTCCACGTCTTGGAGCCGGCTCATCCCCGGCATCATCGTCTTCAGAAATTGGAGGAACAGCACTGCGGCGTCTTGGCGCTGGTTCGGCGGCGGGCTCTTCTTCCCGATCTGCTTCAACCTGACGACTGCGGCGGGGTGCAGGTGTCTCTTCTTCTTTCTCTTCGGCCGGGGCTCTGCGACTGCGAACTGGAACTTCTTCTTTCTCTTCGACCTTCTGGGCGCGACGTGGAGCAGGCTCGTCGTCATCGTTGCTATCCAAGTCGGTTTCGGCATACATCAGTTTCTCGATAGCGGCATAATCTTCGATGATGAGCATATCGTCCAGAGCAGGGAGCTCGTCGATAATTGATTCTTCATACTGCTCTTTTCGGGGAACCAAGTCCACTGAAATCGGCTTGTAGAACTTATGCCCATTGAATGAGTCTTCTTCAAAACCAACTTCAACAGTCATGCCTTCGCAGGGGTGAGAGAACATTGCTCGCGGGTCGTTGTCTTCCATATTCTTGAGTTTGAAGTCAAGCAAATTTCCGAGTGATTTGTAGACGCCAGACATCGGATAAGGAGCATCCATTACCTGGAATAAATCCGGACTCTTGCGATCGATGACAACGAACATTTGACGGCGCTTCGGAGTAAACTCTTTGAAGTCGTTCCAGTCGTCTCCACGGGCTTTTTTCTTGGCCGCAGTTTCGCAGAGCGGGCACCGTTCACCCAGCATCTTTTTCGGACATACAATAGTATCGTCGCCATCTGCGCCCAGACCGGAATGAACATAATAAGTCAGTTCATACCACAAGTCGCCCGGCACTGCAATCTTCGGATCTTGCAGTGATGATTTCGGGACTTCATAAGCCATAATGTCCAAGCGGCGCAAACCTGCTTTTTCCGCTTTAAACATTTTGACTCCCTCTGGGAGTTTCAAATAACTAACTCCGCCTCTTTCGCTTCTTTCGCCCGCAGTCTTTCGCACTGCATTCGCATTCAGCGTCCTTCTTCCTGCTTTCTTCGATTCTTTCATCTTTTTGCCTCCTATGGCTTTTTGGTTTTTGTTATTCGATATTATGCAATACTGAAACAACGTCATCCAGACCGCTAACTGCTTCCTCGCAATATTCTGCGGCCGACTGCATTGCTTGAGATTTTTCGGATTGCTGTAATCCTTCGCTCATGTTGTCGAACTTTTCTTGTTCGTCGTTTCCGATGGTTTCGATTTCTGTTTTGAGGGTTTCGAGCTCATCGCGAATCGCCCAAATTCTTTCTCTTGTCTTTTGGTTCATCTTTTTGCCTCCTATGGCTTTTTGGTTTCTTATCCTTCGACTTCCCGCAGGTTGTCGATTGCTTCTTTAATTGCACTCACTGCGTCATCCAGCCATTCCGCCGCCTGCAATATTGCATCACCGACAACCGATGACTTCAATGTATCAGGAACGCTGTTGAACTTTTCCCATTCTTCGCCCCGCAATCCGTCGACCTCGATTTTAGTTTTCTCGAGCCCTTCACGGATTTCGGCAATTCGTTTTCTGGTCTTTTTATTCACTGCTCTTTCCTTTTCTTTTGGCGTGTTTTTTCATCTCGAGTCTGATGTTTCTCGCCACCAGTTCTTCTTGATGATTTTTAAACTTCTTTTCTTCTTCCGGCGCTGACGGTGCTATGTAGAACTCCGATAAATAAAGTGCCTGAATGCTTTTCAGTGCCTCTTTCTTCATCTCTAGAGCCCGGCAAGCCGATGCCATCAGTTTACGCTGTTTTTCAAGTTCTAAAATTTCATAATTCAAATCCCTCCAGATTTGATTCATTCGAATCGATGATTTAACTCCCGACTCTGTTAATTTATCGATATTGAAGTCCGCCGGCTTATTGCGGATCTTCAAATCCAAATCTGCTTCGAGCAATTCAAGCTCCAATTTTTTGAACTTGATTTCGCTTTCGATTAAATCGCCTTCTTCCGAATAGTTATGGAACTGGTCTGCCAGGTCTGCCCACTGCTTGTCCAGCTCGTTCGGATTCAGTCGAATGTCGTCTTTAACGCTCATAATCCCTTCTTTCTTTTAGCCGTTGACTATATCATAGCAAGCCTGAACCAATGCGGGCTTGTCATAAAACAAGACATCGGTGCATTGCAGTATCGCGAATGACACTTTATGGTTCTTCGCTTTGGCCGGGTCTAATAATTGATTCATGGCGCAGGCTCGCAAATAGCGGCGAATTCCTTCAGGATCTTCGGTGTTATTTGCAAGTGCTTTCGCAACCGCACTCCAGCCCGAAGAGCCCCAACCCATTAACGCTTGCAATAATTGGAACGCTCCGGCTTCGGAACGCTTCGCCTCTTCCAGCGTGTCTTTTTGTTCCGCTTCATCGAGGTCGATTATTTTGTCGAGCAAAACCAAAGCAAGCCGGGCGCTCCCGCCACAGCAATCAAATATATCTTGCTTAATCTCCTCAGACACCTTGCGCCCCTCTGTATTGCATACTTCGGTCAGCAATTCGTTAATCTGCTTTGAAGTCAGTGCAGACAACTTGTATTCAGTTGCCCTCGTCTTAATAGTGTTCAATATCTTTTGCGGGTCGGTTGTCGCGAAGATGAAATAACAATGTTCCGGGGTATCTTCGAGCGGTTTCAATAAACTGCTTTCGCAAGCCGCTGTGAGTGAATGAGCTTCATCGAGGTAATATATTCGAATCCCACCACCAATCGGCTTCTTGCGATAATCCTTTTCAATCTCACGAGCAAGCTCAACCCCGTTTCGGTTGGCGCAGTTAAATTCCAAAAAGTCGTCCGAACTGCATTTCAGCGCCTTCTGCAATATGCGAGCAATCGTTGTCTTGCCGCATCCGCTCGGCCCCGTCAATAGAATAAAGTGAGGGAGTGTTCCTTTTTCGACCTTCTGCCGAATCGACTTAATAGTTGATTCGTTGCCAACAATTTCCTCGAACTTGCGAGGGCGATACGCTTTGTAGAGTTCCATGTCTGCTTATCCTTTTCCTGTTACCGTTATAATATAATACTGTTAGGCCAAAATGCAACTAGAGATCCAAAATTTTCGGGAGATTATACTGAAAATAATCTTTTAGTTTTTTCAGCTCATTATAAGTGAATTCGTAATCCAAATCATTGGCACGAATATCAGATAAAATTTGCTTCACTTTTGCCGGCAAGTTCTGGCTCGAAGATGATGCGAAAAACCCTGTTCGCTTCTTCTTTGATTCTTGCGCGATTGCCTTTGCTTGCGACTCGCCGACACCGTTAATCTCAGTGAACGGCATCAACAGCTCGCGGTCGCGGCATTTCCACTTTACCGCATCACTCTTGCTTGTTTTAGGCAGAACGATTTTGAATCCGTTCTCTACCAAATAATCTAAGAACTCGATTTTCTTGTCGTTACTTGCATAAGACAAATTCGATGCGAAAAACTCAGCGGGATAATAGTGCTTTAACCAAGCGTCGAATATCGACAGAACCGAATACTCCACCGAATGCGAAAGATTAAAAGCGTATTTCGAAAACGAAACAATGTCGTCGAACAGCTTCGTCGCAGAGCTTTTATCTAAGGTTTTCAATTCAATACACCCAGAAATAAAACTGTCTCTGAATTTATTGAACTCTTCTGCTCCTTTCGATTTAGCAATAACCTTTCTTAACTTATCGCATTCGCCCCACGAGAATCCAGCGAGCTCTCTGGCCATTATCATAACCTGTTCTTGATATACAATAATACCATAAGTATCCGCAGTCAGCGCCTTAACATTCTCGTGAATTGCTTTCCACCGTTTGCCATGTTTCCGCTCTATAAACTCCTTTGCCATTCCGCTTCCCAGTGTTCCGGGGCGGAACAGCGCCGTCGCGTTATAAACATCTTTGAACGTCTCTATACCCAAGTCTTGGCAAAACCGCGTGATTCCGGGCGTTCCAAGCTGAAACACTCCCATTGTTCTTCCCGCCGATAAATCAGCGAGCACTGCTTCGTCTTCCATAGACAGTGAATTCAAATCTATTCGCTTTCCGTGATTTTCTTCAATTAAGTCTAGGCATTCGTGAATTCTCGACAGTGCGGACAAACCTAATATATCGAGCTTCATTAACCCCATATATTCGGAGTCGTCTTTATCCCAGTTCGAAACAATAGAACCGTTCCGGTTGCAGAGATTACACTTGTCGCCAGTAGTCAAACTTCTGTCCGATATACAGACGCCAGCGGCGTGCTTTCCATAACCGCGAACTGTATTCTGCATCCTAACAGCGTATTCAACGACGTCTGGATGAGCAGTATAAAAGTCACGGAGCTCTCCGCTCTTTGCTTCAGTGAAACTTTCCGCAGAGATGTCGTCTTCGTCGTCCATTATTTTAGTGATTGCCGATACCTCTGTTCTGCTTATGCCGAACGTCCTGCCCAAGTCTTGCAATGCCATTTTCCCTTTCATGGTCAAATAAGTAGAAATCTGAATTACATTGTCGTCACCATACAGGTGCTTGATATGCTGGATAACTTCGTCGCGTCTGTCGCGTTCGAAGTCCATGTCGATATCTGGGAGATCGTTCCGGTCAGGAGAGATAAACCTCGAGAACAGAAGCCCATATTTAATCGGGTCAACCAGCGTGATGTCGATTAAGTATGCAACAAGGCACCCGCCAACCGAACCGCGCCCCGGGCCTGTCATAATATTGTTCTTCCTGCACCAATTAACTAACTCCCAGACAATTAGGAAATAACGCTCGAAACCTTTGCTAACTAGCAACTCTATTTCCTCGTCAACTCGCTCCTGATAAACTTGTTCTTCTTGCTCAGCGAACTTCCCGACGATTTTTTGCTTGAAACCTTTGCGGATTAAGCGTTTGAAAAAATCGACCTCTTGTCCTTCGCAAACCTCGGGAATAAGTGGCAAGTGAACTTTCTGCTTCTCGATACGAAACGAACAACACCTTTCTGCTAGTTCTTCAGTGTTGCTGAGCGCGGTCTCTAGTATCTGCTTGCCTATGTATGGGTGGTTCTTCTCAAACAGCGACAGCATCTTTCTGCGCGAACAAAGATACAGCGTATCGACATCGAACTTCCACCGCTTCGGATTATCCCAATCTGTTCCGGTGCTTACTGCAAGAAGGATCTCTTGCAATATGCTATCGTCAGCATCGGGATAGTGACAGTCGTTTGTCGCAATTAACTTGATATCAAAGTTATTCGACAGCGACAAACACCTTGTATTCCATTCGATTTGCTCCGGCATCTCATGCGGCTGGATTTCCAAATACAAATCGTCGGGCATAACTTCGGCGAGACGCTTGAATAACTTCATGCCCCAGTCGCTCTTCATTATCCCGGCAGTGCAGGCCGTTGCAACGATAAGCCCTTCGCAATGCTTGAGCAGAGTTGCCGGGTCGATTCTCGGCCGCTTGTGAAACCCTTCCAGGTTCGCGATTGTCAACATTGTCAGCAAGTTCTTCCAACCCGCCTCGTTCTTGACGAAGACGTTAATATGCTTCCTGCCCGCTTCTCCATCCTTGGCTCTTCTGTCCTCATCGATATACAGCTCGCACCCGATCACTGGTTTTATGCCTTGCTCTTTGCAAGCGTTCTGGAATTTTATCGCACTGTCAACATTCGCGTGATTAGTGATTCCAAGATACTTGAATCCGAGCTCTTTTGCCCGCTTGGCATAAGTAACCGGTGAGCCGAAACCGTCGAGAGCCGAGAACTCGTCATGGACGTGAAGATGGCAAAATTTTGGTTCCGTATTCATAATTCCCTCTTATTCAATTAATGCCGCGACATAAGTGCAATTCGGGTTGTCGATTTTAATGATTGACGAATTGACGTGAACAATGCTCGCCTTCTCCATTATCTGCATAAGGTGGGTCGGGTTCACATCGAACTTGATATGATCCTTAAAATTGATTCTCATCTGGTCTTTATAACAGCGCCCCGTCGCTTTGCTGTCAAGCGTCAGCGTTCCATCGTTGCAAGTAACCGAAACGAACTTATCGCCTTCAAATTTGCCATCCAAGAATATCGACGCTTTATCCAGCGACTCGTATAACTTCTCAGGAAGCTCCACCAAATGAAAATCCTTGAGCGAAGATATTTTCTCTTGCAAGTTTGGATATTTTCCCTCAAACGTCGGCTGGCGGTGGGCAATTATTGTCCCGTCCAAGTCTTCGAAATATGTCCAGTTATCGACCACGCAATATCTAATCGGTTTCGACTTGTTGAAGAACGGCAGGATGTCATTCGGAATAAAAAGCTCGTCTTTGATTGCAGACTTCATTTTGAAAATAGTAATGCGGAAGACATCACTTGCTTCGCAGACATCTCCTTTCAAATGTATGCAGACCGTTCTCATGTCAGTATAATCGGACCCGGTTGTATATGAACAGACGTTAATTGCCTCAACGAAATCTTCGGGAAGATTTTTCCACTTGTTTACCGACAAATCAATAGGGCATTTAATTTCAGTATCAAATGCCATTCTTGATTCCGACCGACCTTTTCTGATAACGAGTTCTTCTTTATCGAGAACAATTTCGATTTTGTTGGCGCCGAGCTTGTTGATTAACTTGTTGAAAATATCACCCTCAACCGCCCCATACAAATCTGTCGGGAAAATTGTGGCAATAAATACCTCTCCGTTGAAGGCATAAATCCCTTCTTGATCGAAAGCAAATTTATTGGCGTTTTCAACAAGTCCCTTCGCAGAGAGCAAGGCATTCAGCTTGTCCAGTTGCAGTTTCAAATCACTTGCTATCAGTTCCATCTTTCGTCTCCTTGTTTTGTTTTTTGTCTCTTATTTCTTTTTTTAATTGCGCAAACCGTTTATCCGGAACGTCGAAGAATGTAAATAACACCCCGGCTTCCGGGTCCTCTTTAATCTTCGGCATTAACGTCTCTGCCTCGACTGAACCTGCAAAATAAAATATCACCACAACCTCCTTTTCTGTTTGTGAAATTTAATGGGCCAAGGCCATTTCGGCAATGAATTGCGGAAATCAATAAAGAACTCCATATTCAATTTCATCCGCTCGTAGTGACTGGAGTAAAGCCCTGCTTCTTCGTGTTTATTGTCGACGTCTTTCCGTCCAAGGAAATAGCCTTTGAACTTTAAATAATCGTCGACATTTTTCTTGGCATCCATATTGAGCGAGTCGTAATGCAAATCTCTTCCAGTCTGCGGGCTTGTTCCAGATACGGCGATCTTGAACGGATCTTCGTCATATACGAAAACTCCTCTTCTTCTTATTGGAACAATTATCCCGCCCATTGCCCCATTCATCAACCAGCTTGTAGAGTCAACGCTGTAGAACGGATATCTCCGGATTAATGAAAAAGACGTCATTCCCAATCCGTGAACTTTATTTTGCGGTATCCCTTCCTCATTACAAATCTTGTCGAAGCAGTCGTTGAAGAAAGGAATTCGAACATTGTTCGTCGGTGTTCCTGCAATACCTCCAAGACAGAAGTAATCGTATTCCAAACACCTGTCTAAATATTTTGGGTTATCCCGAAAGTGATAAACAGGGAGCGGGGAAAGCCCTTCCTTCTCCATTATTTCCTGGTTCTTCCAAGTTGCAACGGCATCGCCGATAACATCGAGAACAACATAAGCGGAAAAATACTTCATATTCCTTTTCAGGAAATCCATATATTCCGTCAAGTTGATTTTCTGCTTTTTATTAAGCGCAGAGAACGCTCCGCTGTCCATGAAAATATTCATAATCTTATGCCTTTATCAAAGAGAGGAATTCCGCTCTTGTTTCGATTTGTTTAAAGGCGCCTTTGATTGAGCTCGTCACCATGACCGAGTCTTGTTTTTCGACCCCTCTAGACGTCATGCAGTGATGCTGAGCCTCAAGAACACAAATTGCGCCTTTCGGGTGCAAGTGCTCCATCAGCGCGGTCGTAACCTGCTCTCCAATCCTTTCTTGAATTTGCATTCTGCGAGAGAATACTTCGAGCAGTCTTGCCAGCTTGCTGACGCCAATCACTTTGCCATCGGGGATGTATCCAATATGGGCTTTACCATAAAACGGCAATAAGTGATGTTCGCACTGACTGTAGAATTCGATGTCCTTGAGGATAACGAGCTCATCGCAAGCTCCTTCTTCGAACGTCTTGAAAACATCTTCAAGAGATGCTTTATATCCGCCAAACAGCTTGCTCCATGATTTCACAACCCGGGCAGGAGTTTCGCGCAATCCTTCTCGATTTGGGTCTTCTCCAATGTATTCGATTTGGCGAACAATGTGACTTTCGATGTCGCTCTTTTTATTTTCCCACCAATACTCAATCCAAGCAGTATCTCGCACGAAATTCGCATGATAAGTTGGGATAAAATTGCAGGACGCCCTCAGGTGCAGGACTGCGGTGTCGCATCTGTCTTTATAGGGCATGAGTGTTCTGCCGCTATCAGCAATGTCGTCGACAACTAAAATTTCTTGGTTTTGGGTTCTTAAGCTTTCGTATTCATCTTCGTCGAGAATATGAACTGCTTTGCCAAACATTGCCTTCAGCTCTCTTGCCAATGCCATTCCAAAAGGAATTCCACCTTGTGGAATCGGATAGATATGCGAATACTGTCTGCCTTTGGCGTGGATTGATTTGGCAACGACAGCGACGTCTTCATAAAATTGCGCGGCTGAGTATCTTGTTTTCATACAGCTCCTTTGTTTTTGAAAAGTTCGTGAATTGAATTGTATGCCTTGTCGTCCACGAAATAATCATATCCGGGTTTATCAAAAATGATATTCGAATATTGAATCTCGTGTTTCGCCAACCATTGCTCTGTCACTTCGCGGTCGCAGGAGAAACGAGCAGTGTAGAACACTATTCGATTTCCACCCTTTGCCAATTCCTTAATTTTGTCGATTACTTCTGTATTCGGTGTCCGGGCCGCATAATCCCATCCTTCCGTTTCGTTGGTAATAACCCCATCGATGTCGAAGTGAAAAATCCGCTTGCAAGTATAATTTGAGCAACACTTAACAATCGACAAATTCCTCTCCGGGTCGTATTTAAGGTTCTCGGCGCTTTGGATATATTCCTGCATTAACTTCGGATTATAGAATTCTATGTCAATTCCATTTTCGCGCAAGGCGTTCCATTTTCTAAAACAGCTTGGACAAGTGCCGCAGTAATTTGTCTGCTCCTTGTCATTATAGCAGGAGATTGTTTTCAGCAACTCGTTCTTGTCGAGAGCCTGATTAATATACCACTCAACAACTTGCGATTTCGTTGTATTCCAGAACGGACTGTCTATTACGACTTTCTTCTTGTCGATAAAGTTTAAACAAGACTCCATCGCGAAAAAAGCGGCAGGAGTTTTGTCTGAAACCATGTCGTCTTTTAATCCAGCAATCCAAATCTTGTCTCCGTATTTAGATGCCAACATTGCCAAGAAAAGGTTTCGATAAGGGATGTAGGCATTAATTCCCGCCTGTCTATCGCCGAGAACAAGGCTCCTGTCGATCACAGTGTTTGGGACGAGTTGCAATACAGCTTGAGCCTCGCGTGAGGAATAAGGTGTTCCCAGATCGAAATAAACAGTCTTGGGTTTCTTCAAGTAATGCCAGGCAACATAAGAATCTATGCCGCCCGAAAATAAAAGAACTTCATTCATTTTCTCTCTCCGTAGAAGTATCATATTTTAAAGTGCTTGAACTCCCGTCATGCTTAAATGCCCAGACAGTCAAAATCCCGCCAGCTTTCCTGACTGTTTCGACATTAACAAATCCATCGTCAACCAGCAAAATCGTCAGGAACTCTTCGGTGAATAACGCTTGATGAGTTCTTATTTTCGGATCGATTTCTGGTGCGAGAAGATTGTAGGTAATATTGTAGAAGTTATGGAAGTTCATCGTCTTCGTTAACTTGCCTTTATTGTTCAAATACTTCTGCACGAAATAATCGAAGTCTGGAACAGTAATGTCCACAAACCCGCCTGGAGCAAGAACTCTCGATATCTGATACAGTGCTGTTGGCACCAAGTCGATATGGACGTGTTCCAAAACCATGCAACATTTAATCTCCGCATAATTGTCCGACGGGATTCCTCTTAAATTCAAGATGTCTGCTTGGATAACAGACGGCTGACAAGGAAAGATGTCACAGTTGTCGTATCCAATCAAGATATCGTCGCCACATCCGAGGTTCAATTTTTTCATTCTCTTTCTCCGTGAATATAATTGCCGATTCCGTATCGGCCTTCCTTAATCATATGGGCATCATAATGAGTGTTCCAAAGACATCCGGAGCACTCCGCTCGCGCAGATTCCCGATACAGTTTGGAAAACAGTTGAAAATCTTCGGCTATTCTGTTTGAATAGATCTTAATTTTATCGCTCTTGTAGTCGTCGCAACAAGACACCGTTCCGTCGCAGTCTATCGAAACCCATGCCGGGAAACTGAGATGATCGCAACAATGCCAATTATATTTCCGCAGAACTTCGAAATCGTTTGCCATAACTTTATCGATAAACAATTCCGAAACATGACAAAGCATTCCTTCGCGCTTGAGTGCAAGCACCTCGCGTAATACTTCTGCCAAGTCATTAAAATCTTCCGGGGCAAAAAGCAGTTCGCGAGTTATCTCGCTGTCTTTAACTTTTGAGCCCGGTTGATTCCTGTTCGAATGTATCATATCGAAAAAAGTCCAAATATTCATCTTCGACAAAGTTTTTATACTTTCCGGAAGAGCGCGAAAATTCTTGCGGGTCAATGTTGCAATGGCCGCGACATCCCGGTATTTTCCAAGTGATTGAAAATACTGCAATGTCTCCAGCGCCTTCGATGTCTTGATTTTAGAACTGTCACAGAGCGGCAAAATATCGTAACTCATACTCAAGCTCCGCAAATTGCGCGACCAAAGAACATCGAGTTTCGATGTCAGGCTCGATACGAAGCCGCTAGTGATAACCGTGGTCGCAATTCCAATACTCTCGAAGTATTGGATCGTTCTGGATAGCTTGTCAATGTCGTCGAAAAGGGGCTCTGCGCCATAGAATGCGGCGAAACTGCAATTCAACTTTTTCAGCTGTCTTGCAGTCTCAACCCAATACTCTAAATCGCGAGTATTGGGTTGACCTGTTGCCATCGAGCAGTAGTCGCAATGAAGTGGACACTTTCGCGTCCACAGCATCTCTGCCTTGACGATATTAGGCGAGGACGATAGCATAATTGCCCTCTTCGTCCAAGGTGATTTCTGCGCCTTTATTCGCGACAAGGTGATTGATATGGGCTTTGGCGCGAGCAGTATCACATCCAGCCGCGGCCGCAATCGTCTCAAGCGTCCCGCCGTTTGCAATCAACTCTTCGTCAATCTTGCCGGAAATTGCGGAGCGGTTATGACCGAAGATGCTCTTGTTGCTGAGCTTCGCATCTTTCGCGGCTTTTTTGACCTCTTTGACGACTTCAGCTTCGATTTCGCTGTCGTTGTCGCCTTCGACTTCTTTCATTACTTCTGCTTCGACTTCCGCATCTGTCTTCTTGTCGACTTTTTTGCCCTTCACTTCTGTTTTCGGGGCCGCCGGCTTGGATTTCGCCTTGGCTTCGTCTACTTTTGCCTTGCCCTTGGCCTGCACTTCGCTGGACTTGTCTTTCGCAGGAGCTTCGTAATCAACGACACCGTCTTCAATAGCATCGGCCAAGCGGTCCGCCCAGATTTTCGGCATTGTGACTTTCATTGCCTTTAATGCGGCCACGGTTGCAATCTTCAGGGAGTTTTTGGCGCCGGGAACAAAATCGGTTGCGAGGAAAGCGTCATCGCCTTTCTGCTTCTTTTCAATCTGCGCCGTGATCTGGACAACATCTTTTCCTTCAACTTTGATTGGGGCGTCGAAAGCCAACAGTTCGTTGATGTCGATTGCGGCTTCGATCATTTTGGACAATGTAACTTCACTCATTTTAGCCTCCTTGGCTTTGTTTTCGAAACCTTTTTGGTTTCTCTTGTTACCTATAATATAATATAATACTGTTTTTTTGCAAACCAAATATCAAAGAATTTATCAATTATTTTATTTTCCTCCTCAAAATTTCTTGATTTTTTCTAAAAATCCACTTGCTATCCTATCGGCGCGGCGTTGAGAAAGGTCGGCCGGATCGCATCCAATCTCCGAAATTAAATAAACATTATTCCAGATTGCCAAACGCTCTGCCAACTCCTCCGCTTGCTTCTGCGCAATAACTTCTTTTTCCTCTCCGTCTTCCATCTTTGAGTCGAATACCACGAAAATGTTTTTAAAGCAAGATAACAAATCGATCTGAGGTTCAGTGAACTTGATGCCAAACGTCGCCACTCCCAGATCCCGCCACCGCCAAGCGTCGAACGGCCCTTCTGATACGATAACAGTATTGCCCTTGACCCGATCGAAGTTATACAGCAACTCTTTATGGCGGATAACTTCTTTCTCTTGCTCGCAAGCCTTCTTCGGCTTCTGCGACTTGCCCGAAACATCTCGAGAATGGAAACTCACCAGCCGCCCTTTGTAATATATAGGAATAAGAATTCGATTCTTATAATCGCCATAATTCCCGGTCGATACTATTTTGTGGTCGCGAACTAATTCATCGGGATCGAATCCTCTCCCGATTAAGTAATCGCGATGAGCGGGAAGCAATGTCCTTTCGTTCTCAGGCAACTTTAATTCTGCCGCTTGAATTCTGCGTTCTTCGTCGTGTTTCCCGGCGACATAATACTCGTCCAGTATTGCGGCCGTCTTTTCTTGCGAAGTGCCGAGCAATGCTTTCATCACTCGTTCTTTCGATTTAATGCCACAGCGCCAACAAGACCAGATATCGAGCCGCTCGCTGTAACCTAAATGTCGCTTATCGTCACCGCAAAATGGGCAAGCAATATTGACCCACCCTTTCGTTGTTTCTGCGCCCGACGTCTTGTAATCTATCTTATACTTCTCGAACAGCTTTATGATATCAATTGCCACTGGCCAAGTCCTCTTTGATTAATTTCTGGATCTGGTCTTTTTTCCCGAGCAAGGAATAGATCAGCAGTTTGATTGAAATTTTGTTTTTCGCCGCCCAATTCTTCAACTCTGCTCTTTTGTCGCTGTCGAAATAATTTACTTGAAAACTGACGTTCCGATTTTCTTTTTTGACTTCTTTTTTAATTGTTTCTTTCATCTTTTGTTCCTTGTTTTTGGTTTGAGTTAATGGATGCAATATTGTCTCATGTTTGACTTCCTTTCTCTTTATTGTTTTATTTCCTGCGAATGAATTCCGTCATCAACAGATTTAAAGTGCTTGTTTTCGTGAGCGCCTTCTTCGAATACCATCATTGCCAAGTTCGCCACATCGACCAGTATCTCATCGTTCCCAGTCACTTGGTAATCTTGCAGTCTTTTTATCATGTCTGGAATTCTATCGAACTTCTTCTTTCCGGGCTTGTTTAATAAACCATAACGAAATGCGCCCATAATTAATCTCGACCGGCAATGCATTTCGAATTCGTGAGACCATTCGCTCTGTTGCAACGATTCGAGACTGGGCAGATAGCTTCTTTTGAAAGTATCACCGTTCTTGTCGAGCCCGCATTTCGCATAGATTGAAGCGCGAATATAATCTGTATTTGTCATCTTTCTCCCTCCAACATTTCTTTGAGTAATTCTGTTAATAATTCCGAATTCTGCGTCTCTTCTCCATCAATAATCGATTTCGAATTCGCTCGCTTCAAGTCAAGTAATTTAATTATCTTTTCTTCGATAGTTCCTCTTGCGATAAAATACAGTGCATTGACTTCTTTAGCGGTTTGACCGATACGCAAAATTCTATCTTCTCCTTGCTCGTGTTTCGCCGGGTTCCAATCAAGTTGAACGAACACTGTGGCTGATGCCGCGAATAAATTTAACCCTGTTCCGCCAACTCGTATCGTTGTCAAAAAGACCCGCACCTTCTCGTCTGCTTGGAATATATTTGCAATCTTTTGACGCTCTTCGCCTTTGTTATGCGAGTCCATCACAATACAGTTTTTAATCTTTGCTCTTAATGCAGTCAACACCTCTCGATGATGACAAAAGACGACCAGCTTTCGATTCTGGGATTCTTCGTTGACCCAGCTTGCAACCTCGTCGACTTTTCCCAGTCCTGAAATTAACTTTAACTTTTCCATCTTTGCAAGCGCCAGCGCCTTTTTGGTTCTTTCAAGATTCAAATCAGTATTCTTCCGGAGCCAAGCCAATATATCGTCTTCGGCACTTTGGTATTCTTTTCGGTTCTCTATCTCAACCGGGATAACTTGTCTTGACTTCTCGGGGAGCTCTTTCAAAACCTCTGTCTTCTTCCTGCGAACCATGCACTTGGCAAGCAAGATTTCATTCAGCTCCATAGTGTTAGTCGCCTGCTTTAATTCCCAGCCCCACCTATTGCGTTTCGCGCCGTTGTATCGCTTAATAAACAAGAGCCACGACGGGAACAGGTTCCGGTCAACGATTTGCATCTGCGCCCATAATTCGGCGGGCTGATTCTCAATCGGGGTTCCTGTCAAGCAGATTCTATATTGGCAAGTTTTCGATATTGCATAGGCGGCTTTAAAGCGAAGCGATGTCTTGGCTTTAACTGCATGGCTTTCATCCAAGATAAGAAAATTCACTTTCAACTCAATAAAAGTATCGCGCCAGAATTGCAATATTTCATAATTGCATATAAAGATCCCGACCCCTGCCAGTTGACGCGATGTCGGCGGGGTTCTGCCCGAACAAATAAAGAATTTCTGCCCCGGAAGGAACTTCTTGAACTCGTCACTCCAGTTATACTTTAACGACGAAGGACAGACAATAAGCGTCTTCTCCTGTAACCGGTGAATCATGGTAATTGACTGAAGTGTCTTCCCGAGGCCCATATCGTCAGCGCAGAGCGCCCGCCCGCCAAATCGCTTCAACATAATGTTGACGCCTTTGCGCTGATAAGTTCTGAGTTCTGCTTTTAATTGTAATTCAGAGTTCATTGATTTTCTTTGCTAAAGATAATTTATTCTTGAGTTCTTGTTTCTTTTCCGGGGTCAGCGATTCGTATTTTTTCTGGAACACCCGCATCGCCCGGAGCGGCAGTTCGATCTCGCCATTGCCGTTCCAGGGCGACCCGGATTCGAAATGATGGATGTCGCCGTTCTTTAATTGCGCGAACCGCATTCCATCCAGTTCGAAGGTAACGAACTCGTCTGTCTCGATATGTTTGGTTTGAATTATTTTCATGCGCCGCTGTCCTTCAAGGTTTGACAGTTATTGCGCTCATCGCAAGTTTCGCAGTATTCGGAACCAACATCTTCGCAGACGCCATAATCGTCATCACTGCCGTGCGATTCTTCGTAATCACAAATACAGTGGCATAATTCCTTTCCGCAATCGCGGCACTCTTCTTCGTCAAGTTCTTCTTCGTTGCTTTCACAGCGGCACCCAAAGGCAGATGCGAGGTTATCGGAACCGTCGTCGGGTTCATCAGTATCGCATTCGCAGTATTCCATCGCAACTTGCAACAAATGGTCGTAATCTCCACTCGTCGAATCTTTTAAATAATCTTTGACCAAATCACCCCGCCCGCCCCGCTCTAGTGCAATCTTAACTCGCGCCATAATTGCGAAAGCATTTCCGTCTTCGCCGACCAACTTAACCTTGATATTTGTTTTAGGCATGATAATTCTCTCCTTGGAATAAATCCGGTTGAACCAAAGCGGCTTTTTCTGTTTTCGATTTTTCAGAACGAATCCGGTCGGCTTCATCGCAAATCATCATCTCAAGTATTTCGCCCTTGTCGCTGTTTGCTAAGATCTGCTTTGCATACCGGCAAATCTTTGTCTTCAGAACGCAAAGGTCGACTTCGTTCAGTTCTCTTCCCTCCGTCATTTTGCGATGGATTTTAGACAGAGTCGGAGCGTCGACCGAATTAAAACCAACATCGTTCCCGTCAATTGTCGTTAATGTTTTCTTCTCAAGTTCGGTCTGCTTCTCATAAATGCGAAGCAATGCTCGCTTCGCCCACGAGTCTTTTGTGGCGAGTTTTTCTTTCAGCCACAACTGCATTTCTTTTTGAGTAACATTCATTTGGCCCTCCCAGGCTTATAATTTTGCGACTTTTTGCCGCGTTATAATATACTATAATATACATTTCATAAAATGCAAATCTTAATCAAATAAAATCTTTTAAAAAATATTTGCATTTTCGCGCTTTATATTATATAGTATAGACCAGTTAGGCAACTCTCATGGGTTGCCGCATGGGCTAGGAATTGCAAGCCGAAAAGAGAAGGTCACTCCTATTACCTCTCCTGCCCGTGAACTTTAATAATACAATAGGAGTGAAAGATTAGTTGTTGAAAACAAAGGATAAACATAGGAGTCGAAAATGGATTTACCGAATTGCCCCTCATCCCAACCAAGCAGAGACCCGTCGTTAAGAAGCAACAAGATTCCAAAAGAGGTTTTTGGAGCATATATGCCAGGAGAAATAATCCACCATAAAACATTGACTGGTGATGAGAAAATATTGTATATGCAAATATTATCTTTGGCTCATTTATCTGGATATTGTTTCGCTGGAAATAAGTGGTTCGAAGATTTCTTTAAAATACACCAAACGACTGTCACTAAACGAATAAAAAACCTCCAGGCTGCAGGTGTAATTCGCGTTGAATTTATCAAAGATTCAAAAAATAACGAGATAATAGAAAGGCATATTTACCCATTGAAGGGGGTGCAAGCAGATCGCCTTACAGGGGTGCAAGCAGATCGCCTTACAGGGGTGCAAGCAGATCGCCTTACAGGTGCAAGTGGATCTACTTACTATAATAATATAAGCAATAATAATAAAATAAATATATTGTCGGAAACTTCGTGTTCCGACGACAATACTTCCGATCCAAAACCACTTTCGGGAACCGAAAGGAAGTTTCAAAAGATATATGACTATATCGTCGAAAGAATAGAAACCCTATCTGAGAAGGGTGTGATCCCCGCTATTCGAAAACTCACTGGCGTTCGTTCTGCTCTGATAAAAGACCGTATCAAAGATGAGCCATCCCTGCTCTATTGGAAAGAACTGTTCGACCGTATCGAGGATGACAGTGACATCTACTCCAAAGAGAACTGGTTTGACTTTCACTTCCTGTTCCGTGCCGAGACGAAGAAAGGCGGGAACAGTCGCGAAAAGGTTCTATCCGGGCATTATGATTTTCTTCGCGATGAGAGAGTGACCGAAAGCGATGTCACTGACGAATTGCCCTTCGATGAAGCGGAAGGGAATCAGGCTTACCTCGAATTGAAAGAGATGGTGAAAGATAACATAACCGAAGATAAGATGTATGACCTTGTTGAGGTGATCGAATTTGTTCACAAATTAGGTCGAGCCGATAATCATTTTCTTGACGGTAAGTCCCGGAGAGGTTACATCAATTATCACGATACATTCAGTCGCCCTTGGCATAAAGCGTATCAGTTCTATATCGCCCGCTATCTCGAGACTCACCCCGGAATGCCGCTAGTGGTGTCGATGATTAAGATTGGCTCCGAATGCTGGCAAGCATTTGAAAGACACGTCGTCGAACGGTTCACTTTTATCCAATTCAATGACGAATTGAAAGATGCGCAATACCGTTTTGACAACAAAATCTATTAAATTTTGAAGCGAAAATAAAAATAATTAAGATTTTATTTGATTTTTAATTTGCATTTTCAAAGTATTATATTATAGTATTGTCATTAACCGGAACAAAAAGTTCCGAAATAACAATGGAGGCCTAAAATGAGTGCAATGTTCGAAAGCGGCTTATTCGTAGAAACCCCTGCCTGGCACAAATTGGGTGTATTGCTGGAAACAGCTCCAACCCCGGAAGAAGCGTTCAAATGTTCTGGACTGGATTGGAAAGTTCAGAAAGAACAGTTGTTTCTCCCGAGCCAGAAAATGTTGGTTGATAAGTTCGCAATCACCCGCGACTTGGACAGCAGGATCCTCGGATACACTGGATCGCAATACGAAGCTTATCAGAACGAAGATGCTTTTAAGTGGGCGGCTCCGCTGGTTGAATCTGGGCATTGGAAGATCGATGCGGCAGGTTCACTCCGCCAAGGAGAAGTCTGCTGGTTGCTCCTGAAACAGAACGAATTCGATTTCCTTCCCGGCGACACTTTCAAAGAGTATTTGCTGTTCAACTGGTGTCACAACGGCAATATCGCCAACATCGTTCAGCCGACTGCGATCCGGGTTGTCTGTAACAATACGCTCCAGGCCAGCCTCTCCGGAAGCAATAAAGTGAAAGTTCGGCATACTTCGACGATTTATGATAAGATGGATTACATCCAGTCGCTATTCCGCGAAAGCGAAAAGTCGTTCGAAGAACAGCACCTCGCCTTCAAAAAACTGCTCGACACCACTTTGACCGATAAGCAGTTAGAACGCCTCGTCGATACGATTATGCCAGTTCCCAAAGAAGCCGGTCGCGGACAGACCATTGCGCTGAAAAACAACGAAATCGTCAAACACTTGGTATTCGGCGGAGCGAAAGGTCATCAGCAACTCGGCATCAAGAACACTGCATACGGCTTTTTCCAAGCGGTGAGCGAAGCGAATGAGCACGTCCTCCCGGCCCCGACCGCCGACCACGGAATGAATATTCTGTTTGGCAAGGGGTTCGAGAATAATAAGCAGTTATTTAAAACCGCGATGTCGTTAGTCGCATAGACCCGTCAAGAAGCGCCCGCATTCCGGGCGCTGTCGCAAAATAAAGCGGAATGCGGAGTTAGTATAGGGTTCGGTGTTAAGACGCGACAGCACCGCGAAAGAACGCAAATTTTAAATAATAAGGAAAATCGATTATGAAGTATGTTATCGCATTCGTTGTTTTCGTTCTCATCACCGCTTCGATCGCGGCGATAGAAAAGAGCAGTTATCAGAGCCGTGGCGAGATTCGCTCGTTGCGGTCGAAATAAAAATATCGTCAATTATTTGATATACTTTGTATATCTAATAATTCGCACTCGGAGGAAATTATGTTGTATCAGGTCGCAATAACCCCGGACGCCAGAATCATAACGCAAGAGTTCGACATCGAACCCCGGAAATTGACTGATGAAGAGTTCAAAGAATATTCCGTTCACGCCCCGGAGCCGCTTGACCGGAATCTGGAGTATTACATTCTCACCGATAAAGTCACTTTTGGTTCTACTCGCGGCAAACAGCTTCTTTCGCCGGAAATGGCGCAAGGTGCCGATTCACCGGTCGCAATAGTTCGCCCGCCCTCATGCAAGTCGATCAACGAATTCTACTGTCTTGCGTGGCAGAACACCAGCGTGAATCTTGCGGAGTTGAAACTCCATGCCGCGGAATGCTTCTTGAAAATAATGTTGTCGACGATGGATAAATTGATGGAAGAAGCGGATCTGGTGAAAGCGATAAAAATATCGTTTCAAATCAATTCGGTTTCTCATAAACTCCACCAACTAATTAAGTCGGACGAAGAGATGATGGCAGTCATTAACGAAACGAAAGGGTGAACCAATGCCAGAACAAGAAGACAAGCTCTTAACAATGGACGGCTTCGACGAAGCGATTATCGGCACTATCGAAACATTCGGCAGACCCCTGCTTGTATGCTATGACAAGGACAAAGTCATCGAACTGCTGATGAAATCCGGAATCAAAACAGAAGACGAAGCAGAGGAATATTTCGAATACAATATACTCGGAGCATGGGTCGGTGAACAGACGCCATGCTTCTTAACCCGCCGAATCAGCGAAGAGGTGAAACAATGGAAGAATTGATTTTAGGAGTTACTGTCGCGCTGTTAATTCTGATGATTGCGAATAAATTATCCAGGTGCCCAATCGAAGAAGCAGTGAAGAAGATTGCTAAAAGAAAGGATAAAACGAAATGACCACTAACTTCGACCCAGGACAAGAAGTTTATTTCATCCGCTTCAAAGCGGGAAAAAGTTGTTGGTTCTTTGGAACAATAAGCGGCATCGAAATAACCGAAGCTCGCGGAATCTATTATAAGTTCCCGCGACTAGCAATAAAGATAAATCAAAAAGACGTATTCGAAACAAAAGAACACGCCGAACTCGAAATTGCCAGAAGAAACGAAACATAAAATGACCACAGACCACGACGAAATAATCTATTGCGAAAACTGCAAATTCTTCGAAGCCGAAAAATACTGCTCGCATTGGATATCGCGCCACGGAGTATTCATTAAAGCGCAAGACGCCCGCAAATCGATTCTCTGCGGACCGGGAGCGTCTATGTTCAGACAGAAATCGAAACCGCTGATTCCGGCGACAATTAACTGGTTCTTGAATATAGTAAATCAAATTCGAAAGGAACGCCAATAAATGAAATTGAAAAAGTTAAAGAATTTTCAAGTTGTTGAGACTCGAACCGGAACGAAGAGGTGAAATATAAATGCTAGTTATATGCATGATTATTCTCTGTCTTATTTATTTGAGAGGGAATTGAATATGAAAATATCGCAAATCTTCACAACTGGAGCCTTGGTCTTCGATGCAATGATAGAGCGAGTAAATACCGCCCAGTATTCGCTCCTGACTTCACACCACCGAAGATGAAATACAGTCAAATGCCGAAACCGAAAGGACAGAACAAATCAGAGATAAGACGGAGAAACAGAACCGAAATACATTTAAAAGAATCGAAGAATAACTCTAACAAAAGAACGGAAAGATCCGGATAAGAATAGAACCGCTGATAAGCAGAGGCTCTATTTGCATTCCGCCCCAATTAACGCTATATTAACAATAGAAAATCAAAATTTAAGTTTATTTAAAGTAAATAAAAACAGGTCAGAAAAGAGATGAATAGCTCAGATTTCAAATTTAACTTGGATACAATGCGGATAGAAGAGAAGAAGGAATTGAAGCGATTCGAGGCGAAGACGATTCCGCAGATGCCGGTGGCGATACGGAAGGTTTATGACTCGCTGACGTATAGAGAGAAGATATTTATCCCATATTGGTTCCAGACTAATTCGAATACTGAGGCGGCACTGCTGGCCGGGATCGATGCGAGGAACGCCGCAGTCCGGGGTTGTCAGATATTCCGGACAGTAGAACCAGTCGTCCGCTATCTCGAGGACTGCATCTTCGAACACTTGACGAAGAAGTATATCAAAACGAATGTAATCACCAAAGAAGCGATTCTCGAAAAAATGGTAATGATGTTCACTCCGGATCTTGGCGACTTCGAAGATTACGATACAGCGAAGAAGAATGGATTTTTGGCGGCGGCGAAAGAAGTGGAGTTCCTGCCAGTGTATGATGCGAACGGAATGATAACCGGACACAAAAAAGTCGTCACCAAACTGATCGACCAGAAAGCGGTCGGAATTGCGATTTGTGACATACTCGGATTTAAAGCCCCGATTCAGAAAGAGGTGTCAGGCCCCGGCGGGACTCCTTTGCAAGCACCGGTGATTCATGTTCATATGAATTCTATCAGAGCCCCGCAATTCGATGAAGCCGACAAAGCGATCCCGGTGCGAATCAAAACAATTAATCAAGCCATAACAGGATGAACAGAATGAACATTTATATCTCAGGGCCGATGAGCGGAATGGATAATTTCAACTTCCCGGAATTTCATAGAGCTGCCAAGCGGGTTCGCGAAGAAGGGCATAATCCAATCAACCCGGCAGAACTGCCGCAGTTAATGTTCTGCGATAAGACTGCGAATTATGTCCCGGTGCCATATTCGATTCTGTTAGACACTTGCTTGGAAACGATCGCGATTATGGCAGACGCCATTCTGCTTCTCGACGGCTGGGAAAATTCGAACGGGGCTTGTCAAGAGCTTGCACTTGCGAAGAAGCTCGGGTTGCAGGTTATGATCTTTGGGATACCCCATAATTTCTGCGAAGATAGCGCGGTATAAGCGCGACAAAGCTCTTGCCCATACATTTACCCTACCCCGCCATTGATCGCTTGCTATCGCCGCGGAATCGCGTTATAATTAAAAGCATGGAAAACATCATTAAATCTGGCGGATCTTTGACCCGGTTCAAATCTCGAATAGAACTATTTTGCGATTATTTTGAGGAGGAAATGAGTTTTCTTTTGATTTTTTAGCTTTTATTGATTGCAAAAACATAAAACTATATTATATTATGTTTTTGTAAGCCAGAGCACGGTGCGGCTGGCGATAGTTAGAAAGGGATTGAAAGATGACAATGCAATCAGAGCTGAAAAAGAAGTTCCCGCATTTTGTCGGAGCAAAGATAAATTTCAAGAAAAGAATTTATACTCTTGTCGGATGGATACAGACAGAGTTATTCGACGGAAGCCTTGTTGTTGAAGAGGGTGGCAAATCAAAATTTATTGGAAAATTTGTTGGTGAAATTGACGGGCACAAATATGAGTTGAATCCAGAGTTCGTTAGATGGTTTGTCGACAAGAGATTGATTACCGGTTGCGAAAGTTATACTCCAGAAGAAAGAGCTCTTTGTGTTGTCTATAAACCCGAATAATTTAACAGGAGAACCGAAAATGAATTATCAGCAAGTATGCGCGAAGCTAGAAGCAACTCGCAAACACCTCAGCGATGCCGGGGATATGAAAATGGATTGCGCCCACCGTTTCGAACTCGAGCCGGAATTGCGCCGGGCAATAGAAGATGAGATTTCCGCTCATTCGATTCGCTTTGATGAATTAGTTAAAGCCAAGATGGAACTCTCTAAGCAATTGGCCGACCGCAAGAACCCGGAATACTGGGCAGTGATTCCGCCGACGTTCGAATTCGGTTGCGACATCCCGGAGCGGTTCGAGTGTCAGAATTGCTGGAAAACAAGTTTCAAGGATACCGGCCGCCCTTGCGAGTGCATGGAGCAGTCGACCGAAGCCGAGCCGTGGGATTTCGACATGGCTGTATCAATTAACCAGTAACGAAAGGAGATTTGAAAATGGACGACCTCAAAAAGATGACGAATCAATATCTCATCCAATCTTATGCCGTGGAAGTTTTGAATCTGCAATATCGGACGGAACAGCGGGACAAGGCTTTGCTTGACGAATTGGTTTCTCCGGAAGAATTTGAGGATGAGTCGATGAAGCTCAATTCACAGCAAGAGAAGAACAATGCCTTTGTAAGGGAAATTTTAAGGAGGATGAAATGAAACAGAAATCGAACATCGCCGACCGTGCCCGATTCGTTCGCAAGTGCATATTGATATCCGAAGATCTTTTGCCAAGGATAAAACGATATGCCGCAGAGGAGACTTTTGTGATGGCTCGCGAATGCATCGAATTCGCGAAGCAGTGGAAGAACGCTTCTAAAGATTTTGATATCGATAAAGAAGAAGAGGCGAATGATTCTTCTCTTCGATTGTCCCGCCTCGGTCGCGATTTTGTTAAATCGTTCGGCGATAGCCAGGTAATGGCCACTTTGGGTGTCTGTTTGCAAGTGTTCGCTCTTTGCGGAATATCAATGCTGGTCGAATCGAAAGAAGAGATAGACAAGCAGTTGAGCAATATTATCCGGCTTGACACCATTTCGCGTAAACTGCTGAAGAAACTGAACCGCGCCGCAAGAAAAGAAGGAGCCGCATAATGAGATGTCTTGAATCGCTCGGAGCCCTGGCGATCGTGGCCGGGGTTATTTATGCAGAAGCCTCCCCGATCTGCACCAAGGTCGAAAGAACCCTCGTTGCCTCAGTCATTAAGAACCGCATTAAACACCCCGCATTCGCGCAAGGCAAGCTCAAAACAATGAGCGATGTAGTAATACAGCCCGGCGCATTCACATCGCTCAGAGACGCCTCGAATCGCAATTGGCAAACCTTCCTGGATACTGCTATATCCAACCCCGCCAAAGAAGAGGCGCTCCGGCTTGCTTCCGGCAAGTTCGAGGCGGTCCCGGAAATCGTATATTACCATGACCGCTCAATCCAGAAGCCCAAAAACTGGGACAACAAATGGTGGCGGGCGATCCCGGTCGTCGAAACTGCCCATTTCATTTTCTACAAAATAGCGGAGAAAAAAATAAGATGAGACTCTGGCACCAAAAACTTATCCCGAAACTGCCGTGGAACCAGTTAATTGGACAGCACCGCGAATCTTGCGCATTAAGAGGCAACGGCTTCGCAATGAAACATTCCACCGTCCAATATGCTTTGAACTCCCGGATCGAAAGACTCATCGCTTTTCACTTGTTAGTGATCGAAGAGCTGGAAGTCAGAAAACCGGGAATCAATATCGAAGAGAACTGGTATCGGTTAAATTATCGCGGCAAGAATGTCGGGATAGATGATTCCGTCAATACTTGGCTGGTGAAAAGAACCCACTCCAATGCCCGGAACGGCGGCATGATATACAGCTTCCACGACGACGAATATTTGCGCGAGTGCATCGAGAATCTCCGCGGCAAAGGAATTATAATTTCGTTGTGACTGGCGAACCCCGCATTTCATTTTCTATAAAATTCAATCGAATTAAGATTTGCATTCCGCTTCTCCTCCTGTTATATTAATGATTAAATCCACCCAAGGATAATTCAATTATTGATATTTTGCAACCAAAAGGAATTTCGAATCATGCAATTTTCAAATGCCTTCTCTGCAATCGGGGTCGATCGGAAGCTGACGAAAGAAGAACTCGTTCGGGCTATCCGGCAGATGATATGCGCCGAAATGGATGCGGCGAATCTTTATATACAACTCGCCGAAGCCAGCGAGCCACAGCATCAAGAAGCCGCGAAAATACTGCGGGCGATAGCGACGGAAGAACTTGTCCATGTCGGCGAGTTCCGCCATGTCTTGCAGTTATTAGATCCCGCAGATGATGACGCTTGCAAGCAGGGACGCAAAGAAGCGGAGAAACTACTCAAGGCAACTGCGACAGATGAGAATGCAGAAGAAGCCGGGCAGAGCGAAGAGCAGAATAAAGAAGCCGAATATACTGCTCCGCAGAAAAGAACACTCAAAATAAACCGGAGTTGAAAGATGAAATTGATTAAGGTTAAATGTAAGGACGCAGGGACGAAGGTTTATGGGGTTGAGTATAGATTAGAGGGTGTAGATAATGTTGGCCCCGGCTTTTATACAATAAAGACACTCGCGATCGAAGCATCCAGCGAGTCGAATGCAAAATCTGCCGGGATGAAAGAAATCGAAAAGAGAAAAGGAAAGTTTCTCAGAATCAATCAACTCGATGTCGAAACGCTGGAACAATTTAAATCAAAATATCCGTTCTCGACTTATCTAAAAATCAAGGCAAATTAATTATGAAACTAATCCGAGTCAAATGCACCGACGAAGAAGCGACTGTCGCCACCGTCAACGCAGAGCTGAAGCGTATCGGTGCGAAAGAGCGGCTGACGCACGGCCGGGGCTATTACTACTTCTATGGCGGCGATGCGGCGGGCTGGTATTCGAGTTCGGTTCCGGTCTACAGCGTCGGCGAATTGAAATTATCCGAGTGGATAGATATCTATAAAAAATTAAAAGCAGGAGAGAGGATATGAAAATTCTCAGAACAGTTAAGATGGTGAAGTGCGACGGCGATGCAGAAGATATTGCAAGTGCAATGTCTTTGGCGAAACAGTGGCTTCGGTTATATGACAAAGAACGCTATCAAGCCAGTGACGAGGTTGGCAAGCGGCTTTTTGATTTAGGGATTTTAACCAAAGATAATAAATTTGAGGCAAGAGGCGGATATAAAGAGCCCGGAATCGTCAAATATATACTCCCGGCAAAACCAGCAACCGGTAAGTATGGACCGGTCGGCGATTATATTTCTAAGAACCTTAATAAATAGAGGCCGAAATATGAAACTAATTCGAGTCAAATGCGCCGATGTTCATACAATGGATACAGACGGCACCGTAACATTGAAGAATCAAGGAAATTGGTTCCTGGACAAAGTGCCTGAGCCAGATGGAACATTCCGCTTCTTGGTCTTCTACAAGAACGATTTATGGTTCGGTTCCGACGACCAAAGAGAAGCGGTGGCTTATTATAACAAGGCGATCAAACGCAAATAATCGGAAACCCTATGAACCACAAATCAATAAAATTAATCAGAAAAGAAACTGACTCGCTCGTCAATCTGACCGCGAACATGAATTATGGTTCAGATAGACTTCAACAGTCATTCCATACTGCATCTTCCTTCTATGGATATCAAGAGCTCTCCGCGATATACGGCAGTTGGCTCGGGCGCAGAATCGTTGACTTGATTCCGGAAGAGGCGCTCAAGAAAGGCTGGACAGTATCATGTCCGTCCTGGGAACCGGAGAAGATTGAGAAGCTGAACAAATACACCGAATTTCTCAATCTCCAGGAGTTGATGCTTCGCGGCCTTAAATCAGAAAGAACATTCGGCGGCTCGGTGATTACTGCATTGACTGATGACACTTGGGGCGCAATGAGAAACCCTATTCCTGATTTCCTCCCCGGCAAGACATTGTTGACGCTTCAGATGTTCGATGCCTGGCAATGTTATGCTTCCGAAATCAATTTGATGAACCCGCTCAAAGATAATTATTTATATCCCGAAACATATACGATTGGTTCTGCCGGGATGATTAACTTGCAGAGCGGAAAAGACAATTCGAATTTCATCACTGGCTCGGTTGTCCATAGAAGCAGGATACAGAGATTCGGCGGCGAGTGGATGCCGTGGTATGAACGTCAGCGGAATATGTATTGGGGCGCTTCGGTGCTTGGCATTGCATACGACGCAATCAGGAACGCCGGAACGGTAGATAACAGTATCGCGACACTTCTATTCCGGGCAAGCGTCCCGGTGATGAAGGTCGAAGATTTAATCAATATTGTCGCCGACCCCGAGTCACGCTCTGCATTCCTGGAGCGTATGAATATTCTGAACTATCAGATGTCAAATAACAATATGGCAATTATTGACGCGAGCGAAGAATTATCCAATTTGGAACTCGGCGCATTAAGCGGGCTCGACCCGATTTTGGAACGCTATTATATCATCTGTTCTGCCGCGACCGGAATCCCGGTAACGAAACTGGTTGGCGAATCAGCGAAGGGATTGACGGCGACCGGCGAGGGTGACTTGGGCAATTATTACGATATGTTAGAAGCGTATCAGAACAATCGAATTAAGCCGCATTTGATCGACATCTTTAAGAAGTGGATTATCCCCTCTTATTTCAACGAATTAATGCCAGCAGACTTCAATATCACCTTCCCCGAACTTGAGCGCGAGTCGCCCGGTAAGAAGCAGGAGAAGGACAGCGCCTTCATCGATATGTTGGCCAGGGCTTGCGATGCTGGTTTTATCGACAAGAAGATTGCGCGACTGGAATTACTGGAGCGGAAGACATTTAAGAACTTTACAAAAGAAGATGTCCAGCGTCTCGAGACCGAGAAAGCAGAAAACGAAGTCGGGCTCAATGAGGCGCTCGACATCGCGGATGAACTATATAACCAAACAGGAGATGAAGTGTTCGAGGCGAAGGCTTAAAAACAAGCGATTCCGCGGCAATACAGCGCGATTACGCAGAGCCCGCATATAGTATCGCGTTTCGTGTTTCGACGCGAATTCGACGGACAAGAACGCAGATTTGAAAGACTTAAATACAAGTTATAGAAAAGGAGATGAAAGATGAAGATTATCAGGGTGAAAAAGTGCGACGGAATCGATATGCAGAAGGGCACCGGCTTCTATGCCAAAGCGAACAGCATATTGAAAGATGAGCAACTCGCCGCAGGTGCTTTTAAAAGAATCTTCGACATCGTTAAGAAAGAGGGCGAGTGGGACGACAGCAAGGTGAACAAATTCCTTAATTCGTCCGCCGGAGAGGCGCTTGCGAGCGCGATTGTTACCGAGAACAGAGTGGATTATACATCCAATAAAATCAAGCTATTAATCAGGCGTTATTCAAACGGAGTATAAATTCGTGGCTTCACAAATCAAATTCAACCCGATAATATTAAGCGACTCCCATGTCGCTTCTTTCCGTCGCAAGTTGATGGAGTTGGTGAAGCGAATGAATGCCGACTATGAGCGGGAACTCAAACCGCTCGTCCTGAAGATGAATGAACGTCAGCGCCAACAAGTGCAGACCCAGAAAGAATTTGCCGGACTGCCGGAGCTGATTGCGGTTAAGGACGCTCTCAAGTATTATACCGCTTATGAAGTCGCCCGCTTGATTTCAACGCTTAAATCGCGGGTGTTGCAAGACATCAGAAAAGGGTTAATTCCCGAAGCGATTAAAACCCCAGAAGGCGAATGGCTGATTCCCGAAACTGCGGTCGAAGATTATGCCGACAAGATTGGCAAGCGGGTTCCGGAATCCGACCCGATAATGAAACAGTTCAACGAACGCCTCGAACGCTTGCAGAGGAAATATCAAGACCTGCTGTATGCTTATCAAAACATCGCAGAGCAGGAAGCGCAGAAGACATTCAAAGAAGCTAAAGATAAATTCCGAAAGCAGTTTGCAAAAGCGGCAGGAATAAATATATTAAACATCATGGCAGAGAAAGGTTTGACCAAAGCATACGAAGCCCAGGTCGAAGCGAATGTGAATTTGATTAAATCTCTGCCGGAAAAGTTCTTCTCGGATATTAAGCAGATGACGATTCAGAACGCGACCGGACAGCGGAAGTTCGAAGGCGGGCTGATTCAAGCGATACAAGATTTGACGGGAACAACCAAGCTGAAGGCGAAACTGATCGCTCGCGACCAGACATCGAAAGCGGTTGCAACATTCAGTCATCTCCGGATGCAGAATATAGGGATAATTGGTTATGAATGGAATAATGCAAATGACAGGCGGGTGGCCGGGAACCCGAGCGGGCTGTATCCCAATGCTGACCCGAACAGTCGCGCCCATGGAGATCACTGGTCCAGACAAGGAAAATTTTATCTCTTCCATAGAATGGCGAATCCTCCGCTGGCTCCGAATGGTAAACCGTTCAGGCAACCGCCGCCAGACGGGGCGCCAGGAATGGCGATAAACTGTAGATGTTTCGCCGATCCGGTGATTCCGGAATTAGAACGCGATACTAAAGATTTAAATCAAATGAAAAGAAAGGTGGGTTAAGATGAAATTAATCAGAGTTAAATGCAAGGACGACAACTGGGAAGCTTTCGGCAAATTCGTCGAACAGGAAGAGAAACGGAAAGAGCTTATTATGTTCATGCAACTATACCGGATGCACTATGGTATAATCAGAAAAAACATAAATAACGAGCGACTGGATAATTCTGAAGTTCAAAAACTAACCATTGATAAGGTTTACTCTCTGCATAAATGGACTTTCACAAAAAACGAAATCACTCGCAAAATATTGACCGGGGAGTTATCGTGAAGTTATTCAAAATCAAAAATATGATCTATAAACCAAAGAGGTAACCAAATGAAGTTAATCAAAGTCAAATGTAATGACGACATGAAAGTCGGTTGGGGTCGAAACAAAGTCGTCGAGACAATAACTTATGGCGACTGGAAAATCGAAGTCGTTTATTCAAAATGGAAGAGATGGGATTATCAAGCTACTAATGCAAAAGGAGACAAGATTCATCGCGTCGACTTTAGAACAAAAAACATTGCTATTGAAGATGCCAAAAAAGAAATCTTCAGGGCAGAACGGGTTTTAGTAACTATTTAAAGACAGACAGTCGAAAACGTTGATTCCAGCGAGATAGAGCGCGATTCCGCAGAGGCTGATATTAATCTATGGCTTCTGACGGAATCGCAGAATTTACCGCCTAAAAACGCAGATTTGAAAGACTTAAATACAAGTTGTATAAGAAGGAAGGTTAAAATGAAGTTAATCAGAGTGAAGAGATGCGATGTCGGATTTACTTTTACCGGGAAAAATACTCAATCGGCCATAGGGACTGTTCAATGTTCGAAGAAGGCTGTTCCTGGAATGTTCGAAGAAGGCTGTTCCTGGAATGTTCGATTATGAGGTTTATGTTAACGGAAAGATGCTCGATTTATCCGAAGGGAAATATCTTGTTAGTCATAGTAAGTGGGCAGGGCTGCATTTTTCGAAAAAAGATGCAGAGAAAGTCGCTGCCTTCTTTAAGGTTTATCCAGAGAATCGAGTAGAAATAAAAAAAGTAGAATTTGAAGATTAATTTGAGCTCAAAACTATGAAGCTATTCAAAATCAAAATAAAAGATTCGGCTCTCCAGCAACTCCGGCTCATCAAAGTCTGTTGCCGCGACGAGGAAGAATTTTCCGAGAAAGATCATCCAAGAGCAAAGAAAGGGCCAAACGCCGGACAATTCTTCCTCGTCGCGGC